CTACCGGCTGCTGCACCGCCCCCACCACCAAACAGCCCGCCAATAAATCCGACTGCCTTGCCAAGCCAACCACCAATACCGGCTGTCCCCGACAGAGCACTTTGCACTGAAAATATCTGTTTTAATGCGTTAGCGGCCCAATCCGTGATCATTTTCGCCGAGAAATCGCACATCATACGAATCATAGAATTGTGAATATTTTGTAAAACATCGCCTATGCTTTCACTTTGAGTAGCAATAGCGTATAACGAATCACTTAAGTGACCCTGCATATCCCTAGCCATCTGGGTGAAAGTTTCGTCTATGAATCTGGATAGGGCGACACCCATCTCCATAGTTTTAACTTGAGTTTTGACATTCTCCTCTTGCAACTGACGGTAAGATTCTAAAACATCTTCTGGGATCACTAGTTTCCGCAATTCCTCAATCTCTTTGTCAATTAACCCCAACCTAATTTCAGAATATTGTCGGGCATAGCGAGTTCTTTCTTCTTGTGTGAGTAAATCACTCTGTAAAAGCTCCTCAAGCATAGAAGATGTTTTGGTTATTGATTCAGTCCGAAGCTTTTCCTGAGCTGCCCAATAATCAATAATTAGCCTCCGCGACTCACCCATCAAACTCCAAGCATCACTTTTAGCTGATTCCGCCTCACGGCGGGATTTCTGAACCTCACGGGCTAGTTCCTCATATTTTCGCCGAGCCTGACCAGCACCGCCACCACCAACAATTTCTCCAAGTTCAGATAGTGATTTTTTGGGGATACCACTATATTTAGATTCAGGTTTCAACAAATCACTAACACCCTTCTCAAGACCATGACGCGCACTGTCAGTAAGTATTTTTTCAGTTTCCTTAGTTATATTGTCCCGCCAACCCTTACCAAATTTCTTGGCAGCCCTAACTCCCTCATTAACCCAGTCCCCCTCTGGAAATGCCTCTCCAAATGGCCCTTTTGCACTTTTCTCCCACTCTTTTATAATCAAACCCGCCTTCAAGGGCTTCTTAAGGTAATTTATGGCATCATTAACAAATTCCACAATAGCAGCAAGAGCTCCACTCAACGCATCACGCATGATCTGTGGAAGCTTTTCCCATTGTTCTTTAGCGACTTCAATGATTTTACTAAATGCAGTTCTGGCAATTTTAATCATCCCCTCAAATGCTGCACTCAATATTGTTCCAAATTCTTTAAATGATCCTATTACATCATTTAACACTTGCTTTAAATCCATGCCAAAATATGTTGCAAATTTTCTTACTGACAAAGTCGCCAAACTTAATCGTTCTTCAATAGTCAAACCTAGTATTTCCCAACCTTTCACCCATTCCCAAAGCTTCGCAGCAGCATTCGGTATAGTATAATTGCCAAACAAAGCCAATACCCCAGATAGTGCTAACAAAACTGCTGAAACTTTGGCAATAGCTGCTAACAATGGAGTAAATACTAGCACACCCCTAAGAACTACTGCCCAAAGGCCTTCAATAATCGTCACAATTAAACCGACACTTTTTATTGAATTAACAAAATTAAGCCAACCAATTCTAACGGAAATCCAAGCCAACTCTAATTTACCAGCAAGCTTCAATATTTGACCAAATATTCCAATAATTGATGAACTCATCACCCTCCAAATCAACCCAAATGCACCAACAACAGTTTTAACAACTATTGCCAAAGCCGCAAGTTTCACCACAATAGAACCAATATCAACACCAAGCTCAACCAAGATTGGATGAGCCTGCTGAAATTCATTAACAGATTTGACAAAACTTCTAGCAGAAATTAAGACACTCTGAAATGTTTTATCAATTGATTTAATTGCAACTAGAAAAGTTGGATTGAATCTAATTGACTGTATTTCATCATTAGTTTTAACAATCTCAAGAGTCAGCTCAACAAAAAGATTCTTCAAAGTATCAAAAGTGCCTTTCAGACCCATACCTAGGATATTCCGGAAGGCATCATACAGATTTGACAAGGAAATTGTCCAAGTTTTAGTTGACCTACTAGCCATTATGGCGATCTGCTCCGTACGCCTCATAGTCTCTCTAAAGGCATGATTCTGGTAGTGCGCCTTGTCATCGTGCCAGTGATAAATGACCGAATCTCTTCATTCAATTGATGCATCGGCACACCAGCTACTTGTGCAATTTGCGTCAATCTTTGAACGAAGGGAACCATCTCACCTAAGGCGACACCTGCATCTTTAGCAGGGGCGAATGCTTGTTGAAGAGCATTCATTAACTCCTCATAAGTTGCTGCTGTTTTAATACCAGCGATACGCATTTCCTGCTGGATTTTGAGTGCATCAGTTTGAGCAGCTTCAAACAACTCAACACCAGTCTTTGCCTTGCCAAGCGAATCTCGATAATCATAGAGTGAAGCAATCAATCCAGTAAGCGAAAGACGAGTATCCTCAAGAGTTTTCTGATATTCTATTCCTGCTGAGAATACTCGGAAAGCATTTTTGAGTGTATAAAAAATCGCTGCAAATGATGCTAGCGTTCTACCAGCCTTCAATAATTCATTATTAAATCTAGTTGCTGAATCTTCAGCGCTCCTGATTGACGATGTATCAATCTTCAGCTTTATTGGTGCTTTTTCAGCCCCTTTAGTAACACTCTCAAAGCGCCGCAACTCTTCTCTAGCAGTGCGCAACGCTTTGCGAAGTGGACCTAAATCCAACCCCAAAGAAGCAATTAATTCACCTTGATTCATTCACTTTACCCTAGATTTAGGCTTGAAGGCCTTAATTAGAACCTCTTTTATTTGCTCAGGTGATTGCTTGACAACTGGTTTTTTTACTTCCGGCCCCCACGGCATGAAATCCATCGGTGAACTCACACGCCGTTGTCCCTTCTTTCCATAAATTGATTGCGCCAAATCAAAAATCAGATAACAAATCTGAGCGAAACGATAATCCTGACGATACCCCCCAATCGGTTCAATCCTATCATAAGCTTCCCATTCAGCCAACTGAGCTGAAGTAATACTATCAAGCCAATAATCAGGATGAGGATATCCCAATTCAAGCGCTATTCTGAAATAGAGGCGACGACTAGGTCGCCTTTTCAGTTTTTTATTAGCGCATCTTTATCCTCATCAGTAATCCTATTTAATCTCTGCGCGGCATTTACAATCAACTCCAACGTTTTAGCACTCATATTTTGGCTCAAAATTGGATAATCCTCAGGCTTGAGAATGTTATTGCCATTTTCGTCACAAATAGTATTAACGGCCAACTTAGCACGAAAATCATCAAGCGAGCGCTCATAATCAATATTTCCTTGTGAATCCTTAACCTCTTTAACCAGTGATTGTTCAAAACGGTCACGCTCTCTACCAGTCATCTGGCGAACATAAATGTAATCCGTTTTGCTCAACTCAACCTTCTCAATTTGTAACTTCTCCTTCGACAACAACTTATCTCTGTTCATCAACGCCATAATCAAACTCCTTTAAAAAATTCAGTCCATGATTAGGACTGGTTAATTTATTATCCCGGACTCGGACCACTACCAGACTCAAGCGTCGGTTGCCCAGACAACTTGATGGTAACATTAGCAGTAATTTTGTCATCAGGAGTAATGCTGAGTGGAAGCTCAGTCACGTAACCCTGAAACTCAATGGTAGTATGATCATCATCAGGAATAACGATTTCATAATTCTGGGGATCAGAACTTTCAAAATCAGTCTGCATTTGCTCGTAAGTATCACGTGTGAAATTCATATTCAACGTGACTTGACCAGCATCACGAAAACCCGTAATGAAAGTTTTGTAACCACCAGTAGTGCTAAGTGATGTCGTATCAATGAAGTCCCTACTCATAGTAGGTCCTTCAATTGAGTTAATTTCAGCAATCGACTCCCACTGCCCAGAAGTCGAATTCCACCGACGAAATTGAACACCAACACCAGCTAAAGCCATAATTTTCACCTCCTTTCCATTTCATTAAATGATCAACCATTGGTTCTGGTTAACCTTAGTATATATTAATGACGCTGAATATCAAAGTTACAAATAAACTGCACAAGATTTCTCTCATCATAACTCAATAGAAATGGTTCTTGTGTACATTTTATCAACTCATACACCGTTCCATTCCAAACCTCATGGCCGATACCATGCAACTCATTTTTTATGCTATTGATTAAACTATAACCAGTCTGATAATCTCTACTGCGCACCATTATTTGTATTGATGGTCGAAAATATTTTTCACCAAAATTGAAAGTCAAATCTGGTGAATAACCTGGTGTATCATAAATTACCACACAATTATCTTGAGCCTGTGCTGGCAGCGAACCTATAAATAAATTTGACTGAAAAGTTAAATTCAAATCAGCTGCCTCAAGAATATCCTTTATATCCTGACTAGGTGGGTTCACTTCAACACCCTTGCAGTTCGTCTAATAATATTAAGAATTTCTCCCCTATTACGTCTGAAAGATGCTTCAAACCACTTTGGCCCAGAACCAGGTCTAGTCCAATTTACCGCATTGACCATTTCATGAACAAAAATAGCATAGTAAGCTGAATAACCCAAAATAACTGCTGGTCCATCAGTAACTACCTTCGACAACGTTTTGCAAGTATTCATTATTTTCGTATGACTGTCAGAAAGCATCGCCAACTCTTTTTGGCTAATTTTTCTTCCACTTGCTCCAGGTCCTTTACTAAATGAAGGAGATGATTCTGCTCTCCCATCCGAAGCTACATAAAAGAAACTAGCTCTAAGATTCCCAATATCAACTGGTGTCTTAGGAACTGTATTTTCTGTATCACGATGAACAATTATTGCAGCTCTTATGAGACCATCCAAAGTCCTGTTTTCAATTTTTCTGATCTCTTTGTTCAAGCGACTCATAAATTGATTTAAGCCTCTCAAACTCATAAATAAGCAATCCTAAAATAAGCATCAGCCTTTATTGTTGGAGTCTTATCAAAACGTTTAATCACATATGCATCAGAAATAGTTTCAGGATTCTCATATCCAGCAGAATCAAGATCATCTAATTCACCAAGCCAAAGCAAACCTTGTTCATCCAAATCATAATTAACCTGAACTGATGCTCTTGACACTATTTCATGCCCTTTAGAATCAGTAACAACTTGAGTTCTTTCAACCCAACGGCAATCTAACTCAATTGGATCATCATAATCAAATCCACCATAACCATTTGGTGTTGGATTACTCCAATACACCGCTTTTTGATTCAAATTCCTGTTTGGAAACACCAATTTCCACCCTTAATCAAAACTTGTGACAGCATACAGAATCGCCTTGCGCCGGCCGACGATCCCAGCTAATATGCCAGTAACATCAAGGAGTTTTGCCATTTGACCATAATAAGTTGAGTCCAAACCCATACCAGTTCTACCTTGATAAACTATGTCAGCCTTATCAACTCCTTCACGTTGGGCTTGCTGTTCTCTTGTGCAAGCAAGAAAGTGGGCAGCTAGCCAACGCTCAATCTCCTTACGCTGTTCATCAGACAAAGTTGAATTACTGCCAAGATGTTCAGTAACTATCAAATTAGCTGCTTTTATAAATGTTTCCAAAACAGCATCAGAAAGTGATGTTTCAATAATTTCTTTCAACTCAGAAGTTTCCACACGATAAGCCATCACACACCCTACTCTTTATTATAAATGAAATCAAAGAAAATTAATAGAGCAAAATTTACCTATAGCACCATGACAATTTACATTGAACATGTAATTCCTTCTTTCCGACGACTCTTCCATAACTTAGGCTCTACAAAACTCATCACCTCACTGTTCCAAGGAATTCGCAACCAATCAAGAACTTCCATCATTTGACTATAATCACCACTTACCATACGTTCAGGCCAAACTATTTTGCAATTCAATCCCGCTTCAATCATCTCAACAAATCGCTTCTCATGTTGTCTAATCCACCAAATCCAACCCTCCCTTTCATCCTTTGCATTAACCATTTTTTGAAAATTCCTATTCTTAAAAGCTCTCATAAATCCAGTTTTCAAACATGAATTCACAATATCACCAGTACGCCGTCTCACGATTATCCATTTAGCATTGGGAAAAGCATAATTCCAAACGGGCCACATAAGACACATCTTCGCACCTTTGTAAAACCAAGGCCCACCATTATATCCTTCCTGAATGATAACCTGCTCAATACGATTGCGCCAATCAGATGGTATCAGTAAAGCGCTCACATTAGGAAGTGGGAATTGTCCCAATGGATCAACTCCCAAATCCCTAAGATATGGTTTTACTATTGTGTTACGCACCTTGGCATTCTCAAACATTCCCTTACGATTGTTTTTATTGGGACCAGACATATCTCCACCAAATGCCCCACAAATATTAATAGCACCTGCGACCAAACTAGTACCTGATCTAGCAGCCCCAGTAATCAAAATTGGTTCAGGCAGGGAGCAATTCATCATAATCCGGTCTCTCATATTCAGTACCATCCCAAAGATTCCCACCAGGAAGATAAACTAAAATACTTTTCTTCCAATGGGCTCTCATTTTTTTGCGCCAATCTTTTCTAGGACTAATGGCTGCGATGATTGCAATTGAACCATAACCCTCAACAACTGCGGCTGCCTCAGCGAGGCAAGTCAAATGTTTAAAGCGACCTTCGTCACTAAAATCAAAATCTCTCCGCCTTTTACGCAATTCGTCACTATCTAATACCAAAACATCTTTGCCTTCTGATAACAATTCCTCTTCAAGACGTTTAGCATAAGTGCTTTTCCCAGCACCAGCCTTCCCAGTAATCAAATAGACCATCCTTTATCTCCAATTATGACTAACCCAACCACCCACTTCATGTGGGCGTGGCGAACCATGAAAACAAACAATTCTTGTTCTAGGAGGAAGTTTTGGCAAACACTCATGCTTGTATGATCTAATGCCATAAATTTCATTTTGCAACACTTGATATCTAATATCATGTTTCATCAAAACATTGGAAATGAACAACTGATCACTGCGGTAAACTGACATATCACTCTTGCTAAAATCATCATAAATAAAATTATAATCATTATTCCACGCCATAATCCCAGAAGCGAGCAACCCTAATCTTCTATTCCGCTTGTTCCATGGGCGCAATCCATAAAAACCAACTCTGGGTTTTAATAAATCATCAATATTATCCAATATTAAAGTATCCAAATCAAAATAGACCAACCATTTTTCCTTAAATGATGCTGGTTTAAACAATTCCACCTTTGACCACCAACCAGGTAAGTCACTAGTCAATTTAACTACCTTAACTCCACTGATTTTGATATCACTATCTGTTAGGCAATAAAAATTAAATGCCCTACTAGTATGACGCCTCAACATACTAAACAAATTCTCAATATATTTTTCACCAACACCATCAAAATTACCACCAGACTTTAGCACACACAAAACTGCCACACCATTCCGGCTGACAACACTAGACTTAACTGTAACCTTAGGTCTAAAAAGTTCAGTTGAATCAGCACCAACTGCCAAATCAGCGAATGCTTCCTGTCTATCTGGTATTATTCTGGATATAGCATGATCTTTACCAATAATCCTATCAACAACCCAATTAGCGAAATAACGGGATTTCAACCCTAAAGTATTTTCAGCAAAATAATTGCATTCCCATGTTGATGGTGGGCAAGCATTTTTAGCAAAATCTCTATTGTAATAATCATTCCACAATATGAAAGTTTTCTTTCCCAAAACTGTGGAAATTATTGTCAAGCCAGATGGATAACCTACAACAGCTTGGGCACCCCTAAGAAGCCCAAATAATTGCTCCACACTAGTTTTACCAACCAAATTAATTGCATTTGGAACAGATGAAACCAAATATTGCAAAGACCTATCTCTTCCATCCCAAATTGCACCAACAAAAACTGGTGTAAATTCAGTTAACTTGACTATTCTACTAATCGCATTCAACACATCACTAACTGGAAATTCTTTACTCCAATATTGGTATGTTCCACCAAACACGAAGTAAAATACAATATATTTTCCCCAATTATTAATAGCATGCCATCTGAATCTCTCTTGTTCAAGAGAAATGAACATTGGAGGAAACCATTCACATCTCAAATCTGGATCAATTTCCTCTAATGATTTTCCTACACGCAAATTCCCATTATATGAAATAAAATAATCAAACCCAGCAACATTTTGAAATCTGGTGCGTCCAGGGTCCGCATAGGCTTCTTTCCAAATTTTTTGTAAATGACTTTCCTTGCCTTCAATTGATTCCCCTGTTGAATGTAAAAATGGAAACATTTGCAGAAATGGGAAGCTTCTATTGTGCCCGCCATGTGATTTAACACGAGGACAAACAATAAATATATCCGGCAAACTCAATTTTTCATGATCTAGAAATGACCTAAGTTTCACCACTGACCAATATGAATCACCGATACCAGGAGGAAATAATATCCTTGTTCTCTCTTGCAATGGCTTTGTTAGTTTATACAATAATTTTGATTGTATCGGTTTTGAAACTTCAATTATCTTGAAACCAATGCTAGTAAGTAGATCATCAAGCTGCTGTCTAGTAAAAAACCATATATGCTCAGTTTTCTTCCAGTGGTGCTTAGCATTATCATCAAAATAATCTGGGAAATCAACCAAACATAAACCATTTTGTTTGATAACTCTGAATGACTCACTCAAAAATTTCAATGGGTTAAGTGAATGCTCAAGGACATCATGACAGGTAACTACATCAAAATAATCAGTAGGAAAATTCAATTTCTCAAACTGACCACAATAAATGTGTTCATTAGACTTAGCATAATGATAATTTGCCAGTTCACAACCAAAAGCTTGTAAACCATGAGAGCGAGCTTCATCAACAAATGCACCACTACCAGAACCTATATCTAACAATTTCATTCCATGTCTAAGTTCATAATCATCAAAACGTTTTCTTGCCAATTCTCTATCATGCTTATAATTTTTGATATAATAATCATTCACATTTGGGGGGTACTTTTTTTGATAATAGTCAAGATACTCACGATCATTTTTGAATGATAATTGCCTAATAATACCGCAATTAGTACACCTAACCAAATTTAATTCAACACTAACCAATTCACCCAAGCTGTTAACTTCAAATCCATCACATTTGAGATTTTCATAATTTGCACATCCACAAATACAGTTCATTTGTACAATCTCCGCTTAACATCAACAGATGAAACCCTAAGTGTTCGATAATCATCACATAATAATAGCAACTTTGCAACTTCATCTGTATCCATCAACAAATCCCAATCACATCGCCCTTTAGTCATATCAGTTTTCATAGCACCTAGATTGACTGTAACAACATTAATTCCATATTTGACTGCATCAAACTGTAAAACATCACCAAAACTCACCAAACCCGCCTTAGCAGCAGAATATATGCTTTCACCTGGCCCACCTGAACTAGCTGCTAACGAACTAATATTTAAAATAAAACCATGTTTTTGCTCAACAAAAATTGACCAAAGTCTCCTCACCAGCAAAATCGGTGTTAATAAATTAACCTTAAAGACATAATGTATATCACTAGGATTTATTTCACCAA